CATTTTAATGTTGTATTATCAAATTCGATAAGTACAGTTTTTGCGAGCTTCTTCATGAAGCCCTTAAAAGTTTTAAATTCATTACCGCATAATATTTTCATAGTTTACCTTTTACAGTTGCTTCTATATTTATAAACCCGGTCTTTTGAACCGGGCTTTTGATTAATCGAATGAATTTATTAAGTTGCTTGTATGGAATTTTTTAACTTTCGTAAAATTATCAGCATCCGCATGTTTTACTATTTCTACTTTCATATTGTGTGGCTCGATTTCTTCTGGATTTACGATTTTTATCATGTTCCATTGTGCGAGCAAAAAAGCTATTCGGTTTCTACGCTCAATGTCTTCCAATGAAACATTACCGAATCCATGATAACCGCTTTTATCTGTACTGATAGTAAATAGCTGCTTAAAGTGTGCCAGATAATATGTTCCAAACTGTTCAAACAAGTGGCATGACTGATAGATTATTTTCTTTTTGTAGTCGACGATTCCAATACGTGAAAGTGTCTCTTCAATAACCCACTTATCCACCAGCAACTTGACTTCCAATAATTTGTTTGTTGGTCTTGTCATTAGTATTCCTCTGGTTTCCAGTCAAAGTCCTTGAGTTCCTTATCAAAAAATTTACCAGCCAAATAATCGGTATCAAGTTCATCGCTTACTTCACTCAAGAAAGAATCCATAAGGATATTTTTTACTTTCGTATATCTTACAAGGTCTCTTTCTGTAAGCTTAGCAAAGCCATAATCGCTATAACCGTGTTCTCTATAAACATCTGCAATTTTTTGCTTCAGTTCTGAGATATTGATAAATTTCTTGTTGTAAATCAAATACTTGACATTGTTAATTTCTCGTGCTGTCCATGTTTCAGGATTGCACTTCGCGACAGTATCTTCAATAGTATCTTCGGCTTGAACAGGCTTAATAACAGTACGTTTAACCAATTCGTCTGTACTCTTATTTACCTGTCCATTAACATATTCCGAAAAACTGCTCATATATTATTTATACTTCCTTAGGCAAGAAGAACTGCGGAACGAATGCAATTGGGAGCGTAACTTCTTCTTCGCAAATAGGACACTTGAAAATAGCATACGGATAAGCATTGAAGATATACGGATCCAAATCATTAGTAAGCTTACTGAAATCAACAGCATCAAGATTCAAGATATAGCGATACGCCTGAATCAAAGTCAACGACTTACCATTGAGTTCCTTGAAATATGCGGCCATATCAAGAACGTCCGGAAGCAAGTCTTCAACAATCTGCTCGTTGGTCTTGAGTTTGTTAATTTCTGTTTCTGTAGAAATAGTCGGGAATTCAATCTTTACCTTATCCTTGCCTACTTCAAAATATTCCGGAAGGTCCTTGTCAAGATACTGTACCTTCAAGTTCTTAAGCTGATAGTCAAATGTAGCGATAGTTTCACAACTGTTACATTTTCCACGAAGCTTAAACGGAGCATCGTTATAAGTAAATGCACGAAGATAGAAAATAAGCCAAAGCTTATCGCCTACAAGAATCTTATTTGGGTCGATATTGAACAAACAAGACTTAAGAACATTATTGATAACTGACATAATATTCTTTTCGTCAATACTTGCAAGATTTCTTACATTAAGAGTTGAAAGTTTCTTAATATAAATGTCTTCCGTATAATAACGACCGCGAGAAGGCATTAAAGTCTTGTCCAGCAATACTGCATTACTCGGAATAGCGTTCTGTAACTGTGCCAAAACTTCACCGAGATTTCCATTGTTTATGTTTGATAAATCTATTGGTTCTGATTTAGAAGCCATTTTTCACCTCATAATTAAATTAACACTATATTTATATTTATACTTGCTTTCTTAAACGATAAATCTTATATTTACCGCCCTTACTTGAACCGTTAATAATGTAATTACCGCTACGTACATATTCGCCCTGTACTTGATTTTTAGAATCTCCAGTAGATTCTGCGGTTTTAACAACAGTCTTAGTAGAAAGACTAGAAACATCCTGGTCAATAAACAAGATATGGTCTCTACTCTGGTCCTTACCAGAACCACCAGTAGTAGTTGCACGTAATGCAATATCGCCACGTTTTAATTCCATACCTTCTTCAACTTCGACTTCTTCGTATAATTCAGGATGTTCAATCATATATTTCTGAATTTCACGTGTATTAAGACGCTTCTTGTCGGTTGCATAATTCATAATGCTTTTGTCAACAGCTGCAAGAATAGGCGTAGCAAATCCGGAACAGTCAATGCCTTTAGTTTTGTCTCCGTTCCAAGAACGATCCTTGAATTCCATACTTGTCGTATCAACATAGTCTTGATGACCATATACAAGACCTTCAGATTTACTAATCGATTTCATTTCTTCAATCTTAGAAACGAGAAGACCAGTATCGCCATTAGAAGATGCACCAGTTCCATTCAAACTTATTCCATTGGCAGCAGCAATTTGACTGTCAAGTTCCATAAGTTCTTCCATAGAAGCATTATTCTTTATCAATTCACTACGCTTTTCAAGTAATGCTAATTGATTTTCTGCATCCGCAAATTCAGTAGCATATTGTTGTCCACCAGATGACAAACTCTTATCATCTGCATATTTACCAAGATACTGTTTGTCCATATTATCGTCACTAAGTTCAATAACACGAGACATATTTGCACTGCCTATATCTTGTTTTATTTTCTTTAATTCATCGCTTGTTTCATTTATAGAAGTGATTGCTTCGACCAAATCTACAGCATCATCATCAGAAAGTTTTCCTTTGAGCCGAACACTAAGTTCATCTACGTTTTTAATTTTTGTTACATCAACTCCGTAAGTATCATAGATATATGCTTGTTCTTCCTTTATCTTCTGTTCCTGCAATTTTGCTTCTGCTTGTTTTTTCTTGATATATTCTGCTTTTTCTTTTGCAGTAACAAAAGTACCGTCGTTCAATCTTCCATTTTTATCAGCGTCTTTTCTGGCATTTTCAAGTTTTGTACTTCTACGGTCAGCGGAAATAGTCTTTGCCCTATTCAAACGTTCTTTTTGTTTCATAAGAATAGCGTTTATTTCTGTCTGCGTCAGCAAGCGCTGAGTAGTCAATGCCTTAGTCTTAGCTTCATTATACTGTCTGAGTGCAGCATTTTTATTATATTCTTCCTGAGTTCTCGAATTAAATATGTCTTCTTTGAATGTTTCAGGATCAGGAAGCGAAGAATGTACTTCCCCGATTTCTTCAGCGATAGAATTTAATTTATAACGAACTACAAATTCCGCTTCTACTTCGACAGGAGTACCGAAGTTTAAGTTTGAAAAATTCGGCGAGCTAAGTCTCTTTAAATGACAGGCGTAGATATTGGAAACAACCGTATTTCTCATCGACTGGTCCAATTCATCAATCTTTATTTTAATAATTTTTGGAGCACAGTTATTCCATAAATTTGCTTCCATATCTGCATTTTCTATATTGTTAAATAGAAAACCGTTGAGAAAATAAGTAACACTCATCTTATCGGTTTCCATAAAAACAATCTTCAATGTAGACTGACCAAAATCGAAAATAGGAATTACATATTGTGTATTACCGAATCTCTGTCTATTTTCCGTATTCATATTCCAAATCGGAAGTTCTACAGATTTAACGTAATATGTCAAGGATTCGATTTCTTCTGCGCCTTTATTGTAGAAGAAAGTAACTTTAAAACGATACGCGATATGCGGTTTAATCGTTTTATTAAAGCTATATACATTCAATAATCCCATGCTATATTTATAAATGAAAAAGGGAACACCAAACGGTGTTCCTTTAAATTTTCGGAATTAACCTATTCTTTTATGAGTTCATATCCGTTTCTTTCAAGAATAGCCTTTGCTTCCATGAATTTGTTTCCATGTGAACGTTCTTTATCTAGTTTCTTTGCACATGCAGAACATATGCATTCTTTCTTATTTGTAAAATCGCAGTCGTCTTCGCCCTTGATAACCTGACCGCATTTCTTACACTTTCTGAATTTTCCTTTTCCATTAAATGATTCAGCCTGCAAGTCTGCTTCATAGTCGAAATCATCCTTTTTAAGAGTATCTTCAACTGTCGGTTCCTTACGTGTGAAGATGTGCATCATGTCGATAATAAGTGCGCCGAATTCATCTTCAATTTCATCGTATGTACTGTAGACATTATCGGCAATGTACTGGATGCATTCACTGGTAGTACAAGGAGCGTCAAACTTCTTACAGTGTTCTATATATTCCTTGACCTGACGGATAACCTCGGGTTCAAGATCTGCTGCAGATTCAATAATTCTTTTCATTTTTAACCTCTTTCTTATTTATATAAATATTCAGTTAAGCAAATTGTGAGGTGATATGAAAATAGCCGGACTTGACTTGTCGGTCACAAGTAGTGGAATTATTATTGAAGAATTGGACGATAAATTTAATATTGTAAACCTTGAACGTCATGGGTTTACAATAGTTCAAAAAAATGCTATATTAGAAGGTATTGAGCTTTATCGATATGCAGATTACCGTAATACATATCAACGTTACACAGCTCTTCAGAATAAGATTCTTGACTGGTGTAAGGATTGCGAGTATATCGGAGTAGAAGCATACGCTATTTCTCGAGGACAAAACGGTAAAGTTTTTGACCTTGCCGAATATGAAGGTTATATTAAACAGGAGTTATTCAGACAGGGCAAAAAATTACGATTCTATCCGCCAAACCAGAATAAAAAGATATTCACTGGCTATGGTAAAGCCGATAAAATCAGAATGAAAAACGAAGTAGTCAACCGAAACGAAAAGAAGAGTTATGGTAATATTCTTTTGAATATTTCAGACCTTCCACCGGTTAAAAACGGTAAGAAAGGTACACCTCCTACTTCTGATATTATTGACGCATTTTCATTGGCTGAAAGTTTGAGACTTGAATTAAAGCTTAAATTCGGGATAGAAAAGATAGATGACCAACCGGATTATATTAGAGATGTATTTGTAAAGTCAACAGAAGAACATCCTCTCGGATTATTGAATACTGATTTCATCTATAAATAATACAGAGATTCGAACAATAAGGAAAGAACAATATGGTAAGTAAAATATTTTTGGATGTCGATGGCGTTCTTGCCGACTTCAGAAGCCAGTGTGAACGATACAACTGTATCGAAGGTACTAAAGTCGATTGGAATGTCATCCATAGTGCAGGCCCTAAGTTCTGGGAAGAAATCGATTGGACCGCAGAAGGAAAACAGGTCCTTGATTATCTGAAAAAACTTACTACCGAGTTGGAAATCGAATTGTATATCCTTACGGCAGTTCGTGCTCAGGATGGCAAGGTTGGCCGAATGAACTGGCTCAGGAAGAATGTCGGTCTTGACAAGCATCACTTGTTAATTGTTAACGGCGGTAAGGAAAAAACTTACTATGCAGAACCTGACGCTTTGTTAATCGACGACTACGAAAAGAACTGTGCACTATTTAATGAAGCCGGCGGTCAGGTAATTCAGTTCAAGTCATTTGATCAAATGAAAAATAAACTTGAAGACATGATTTAAAAAATAAAGGAGATTTTAAAATCTCCTTTTTAATTTTATAATTTCTTAATTAACAATACTTCATCCATCAGTTTTCGATACCCGTAATAATCGATTACCGTTTCAATAACGTCATCGTCGACATATTTGATAAGCGCCGGAAGAACATCCTCTGTAAGGAAAACATCCTTCGTAATAAAACGAATAAGACGATCTTTCGTATTATCGTCGTCGTCAAGTTCTGTAGGCAAATCGTTTACAAGACAATAGTCTACGTAAAAATCTTCTGCAAGCTGGTCGGAAAGCAAACCAACAATCTGTAATGCAATCTTCTTGCCATATTCTGGCTTAGCAAGTACGAACTTCTGAAGTCTTTCCTTCCACGGCATAGTCGATTCAATTAAATATTTTCTAGTCATTTTAAACCTCTACATATATTTATAAATATGTTATGGCAACAGATTACGCTTCAGAATTTACAAAATTGTTTAAAAGTGGCAGTTGTTCAGTTAAAAATAAGGACTGGAATGCCCCGAAATATTTTGATAGTCAGAATAACGACTGTTATGCTGCTGAAGCCGCTCTAATGTCATCTTTAACTTCCGAGGCTTTCGGTAATTTCGGTTTCCAGGTACAATATTATATCAAGGATATTTCGACCAAGCAGGATAGACTTTACGGAGAAGATCCTATCGAGAACGTCAAGAGAAGATTCACACTCAAGATGTATGCCGAACAGTTACCGGCATATCAGAAGACTTATACTCTACAAGGTATGACATACGAAGAAGTCATAACTTGCATGTGTACTATCCAGCATTTTATGGAAGCTTCGAGATACGAATACGGTACTAACCAGATAAAGTACAATTCGGAAGTTCCTAAAATCGGCGATATTATTTACCTTGAATATTCTAACCTTTTCTATGAAGTAATCAACGTCAAAACGTTCGCTGAAGGAACATCGTTCTTATCCAGCCCGATTACGTATACGTTCACATTAAGAATCTGGAGAAACAACCACCAGAATATTGACGAAAACAAAGAGAACTCGGACAATATGGACACATTACGTGCATTTACGGAACTTGACGAAATTTTCGATATTAACGAAAAGACTTCAGAAGGACATGCAACTTCTGAAGTAGGCTCTAAGAGCGATATTCTTGAAATCAATACTGACTTACCGAAAGACAAGACGGACGAAGATAAACCGAAAGATAGTGTCTATAGCCATATCGCATACGATTATGAAGATCCACAAGCAGAATATAAGGATGATAAGTCCAAATATTATGACCCGTTTGCGGGTTGGTAATTAGAAATCTGTCGGTATTTTAGACAAAGCGTAAGCGCCGTTATCGAACGACTTTTTCTGCGGGACAATCTTAAGATTTCCGTTAGGTTCACGCTTGTTAATATGATATGTCCAGATGTCTGAGTGGAATGTAAGTTTACATTTCACTACCTCTTCGCTATTATAATCCAAATCGGATTCGAAGTCAAGATTCTTAAGGACGCAGTTTTCAAAATGGAATTCACCGTTGAAATTACTGTTCTGATTAGACTCTCCTGTTTTATCCTTCATCATTACTATGATTTTGTCGATAGTAACATAATCCTTTGTACCTACACGAGACGAATAGATTTCATGTTCCGGGTGAACTGGATAAATCGTAGACTTATTGTAACTTACACCGTCTGAAGCCATCAAGTCCTTAAGACAACGGGCATTAATCTGGGCGATATTATATAACTGGTTATTATCGCTCGGTTCTGCACGAACGGTAAATCTGAAACTAATGTCTGTTCCATAGTTTCTTACAATCGGGAAAGTCTTTTCAGAACCGAAATATTTTTTTGTAACGGTGACAGTTTCAAACTTCGGTAATGTAGCGGTTTCTGCTATAAGGTGGTCGTCGTCAATCTTCGACGTACCGGTTGTCTTATAGAAGAATACATGGAATAACCAGCCTGGTTGCGGATCAGACATGTTAAAAAAGTTTTCGTTAATAAAAATACTGTTTGGCATAAGTTATTCCTAAAATGTTCTATCGTTATACTTCGTATTGAAATCCATCCAGTTATACGTAAATATCGCATCACGCTGAATAGTATCGTCGCTTTCATAACTATATGAAATACTTGGAATAGATACTAGTTTACATTCGTAGAACTTGTATTGTTTGAAATAATCTCCCTTGTCACCGTCGTTAAGTCCCATAGAATTTGTAGCCGGATCTCTATACTGGTTGAATATCTTGACTGAGATTATTCCAGGTTTTGTGTTTATATTCAAAATATTTGAACTGCCGTTTGCCTGAGGAGTAAGTGTATCTCCTTTTACTCGTGTATCTGTACCATAAGAATATGCAGCGGCATTGTTAGGTATCGAATTCGAAGTATAGTAGAATTTGTTTAACGCTTGTATATGATAAATCTTTTCAAGAATGGTAGTTACTCTATATAAACTGTCTTCATTGAATTTAAACGTGATTGTACCTGAATTTTCTGCACGTGTTGGAATCTTGAAATTTAAACCACCATAATATAAGTCTGCTGTATTTATCTTTCTATCGGGTATATTTACTGAAACTACTGCTTTATTCAATAGTTCCATATCATTTTCTGTTATTAATGAGTTATTATCACTCTTGAAATTCATAAAATCATTGAAGACTGCTTTAAAAGTCCAGCCTAAAGCAGGTGGTTGATTATAAAAATCATTATCCCAGATAGATCTTAGATTTCCGCGAGTTGGTCTACCCATTTTTGTAGTTAAATCATATACACCCATATCTATATTTATAAAACATCAGTTAACGGGCGCAAGCGCCCACAGCTGGCAAGCCAGCGTTTTATTGGCGCTATGCGCCACATCAGGCGTTGCCTGGATGTTTTATTTTTTAAATCTTTTAAATTTTTTATACAGTAAGCCTTAGCGAGGTTTCTGTACTTCTTACAGTAAGAGGATTTACGTATTGACATATCGGGCTGGTCATCCTGTACTCCGAGCTACATTCAATACAACCGATGGCGGCTATATGTATTTAGTGCTATAAATACTTCAGTGGTGGAACGTTATCGGTTACGGCCATTAGCTTCTAACTGGTCATGGCTTCTGCCCGATCATAGTGTAGGATATACACCTTATAATCCTAAACGGCCAAAGACATTGCCGATACACTCATTGGATTGACGTTCGTTACTGTTACTTTGGTCTTCTATGTAAAAATTTTTATTCAAATATAAGTAAAATTTTTTATTGCGTAAATTAAAAATAACGTTTATATTTGAATTTTTTATAAAAAAGAATAAAACCTGGAAGTTTTTCCAGGTTTTTCTATATTTGGATATATATTCAGAATTACGAAATCCAGAACTCTCCATTCGGGGATTCAAGACGGATGTTTTCAAGGCAGTAATCGTATTCTTCCTTATAACTGGCATAAAGAGAATCACCGTTCAACTGACCGCCACCGGCGATAGTCAAGGTATATTTTCTGAGTGCATTTGCCCAGACCATTCCTGCACGAGCGACAACCATCTTACGGAACATAATATCGTTGAAAATCTTTACAGACTTCTGTTTCTTATAAACTTCCATAATTCCCTTACACGGGTGACGCGGAGTAGGCCAAACTGAAAGTTCCTTTTCTTTCTCGTTGTATCGTACCTGATAAGATTCACCGAAATCAATCTTTGCCTGTTCAAGCCACTGAAGTGCGGCATTCCAGCTTCCGAGAACATCGCCGAAACCGG